CATTTCGTTTTTGATTGAAGCCATGATGTTGCCCTATAAAGATAGAAGTGGTTGGAAACAAACAGGTTGAAAACAAAATAAATTTCACCAACAGGTGAACGACTAAATTAAGTTGGAGAGGCGTCTGTTGCTCGTTAATACTTTGCCCCTCCAACAACTACATTATAACATGATATGTATATTAAAACTATACCTTTATATTACTTTGTTTTTTAGTCGTCTTCGTTCTGCCGGATCACGGCATCGAGTTGGTCATACACAAACACGGGTGTGGTGTGTTTGATTGCGGGTATGGGCTTGGCATAGTCGGGTGCTATTGCAGGGGTGTTTTCGATTCGGGCGTAGGTGGCAGATGAGAATAGGGCGTCGCCACGCTTTCCCTTACGATATCTGTAGACGAGGGTTGAGTAGTGGACGCCAAGAATCTTTGACCACTGGGTGAGGGTGTGGCGCTGTCCTGCGTAGGTGAAGTACAGGTTACGGAAGTTCTGCACTGTGGGTTCGGGGATGGCGCGGCGCAAGGCGTCGAGTTGCTCTTGGCGTTTTTTGTCTGCGATGAATTGGTCGATGCGGTTTTGCATGGTGATTTCCTTGTTCTAAGAGGGTGAAAAAGTTTGTTCTAATGTTCTGCGATGTTCTGAAACTCGAGTTTGTTAAATGCTACAGGTTTTTAGAAAAGTTGTCAAACTCTAGCTTTAGAACAAGCTTGATTTTACTAGGTTTTTTTAATTTTTTTATTATTATTATTATATATATATTTTAAAAAATAAGTAAATCTGTTCTAATGTTCGAGTTTTGGCGAAAAAGGGGGGACGGTTACCTGATAAAAAATTGGGTGATGAGATGCACTTGCAAAAGGTTCGGAGCTTTTAAGAAATTGTGCAAAATCCCGCCCCCACTTTTCTGTAAACTCGAACTTTAGAACAAAAATAAAAAATACATAGCTGAATCAAGTACTTACAAGGCTTTCCTCTAGAAAAAGGTTAGAACAAGATTTAGAACGTAAAAATAAATAGTGTTATATATCAATGACTTAGCTTGTTCCGGTGTTCTAATTTTGTTCTATTTTGTTCTAATTTCACCGAGTGGTGAAACGCTAAATAAGATTCTTGTTCTAAATTCCACGTTTGACATAGCCTATGTAAAACTCGAACTCGAGAACAGAAATTTTAAAACTCGAACTTTAGAACAAAACTGTCAACACGCTAACGACGCGCACGCGACAAAAAGAACTGGCATCATTTGCTGGGTCTGTACTGAGCGCGACCTGATGGCTCAGTTAACACACTCATAGCACACGCGCGCACTACATAACTGGTTTCAAAAGCAGGGGGCGAAAAAAAAACCCGCAGAGCCGAAGCCCTGCGGGTTAAGTACTACTTACTCGGCATGGTTCCAGACTGCGAGGAACGCTACCTTAGCCTTGGTGAACCGCTCAAGGTTTGCGGTTTCGTCACCCCTCTGAGTCTTAGCAGTCCTACAGCGTTTCTGCATAGTGTCGAAGGTCTTGTCTAGGTAGGTACTGAACGCATCAGCCTGAGTTCTGGTGCGAGGCTTACCCTCGTTTTGGATCTCAAGTACTACCTTGACCAATTTCTTGTAGGTATTGGAACAGTACTTGCTGATCTTATCCCGCAAGGTCTTAATAAGACCGTGCAGAGCGGGGTTATAACTAGGTGATTTAGCGTTAGCCATTGCACCAAAAGCCTGTTGGGTGAAACTCATTACATAGCCAACGCCAACCTTGATGCGTTCGGCTTTCTCAGGGATCTCTGCAAGATCTTCCGCTTTGACATAGTTCCCACCTACCACAACATACTCAGTATCGGGGTTGTTTTCAGAGAACCGCATTTGATAACCTGAGTAGATTTCGTCTTTCGCCTCATCTGAGATACTCTCAGGGAATGACGGGACTTTATTCATTACATACTTAGCCAGACTGCGTGTTGCGTCCTCAGTCTTAGCCTGACGGTATGCGGCGTCTTTCAAAGACGATGGGGTTGTATCAGCGTTGATCTGGTTAACTGCTTTGATTGCTTTAGACATAATAATCACCTATAAAGATAAGTATCGATACCGAAACACCGAATAGTGTTGCGTCCGATAGAATACTTATAGCCCATACAAGACTCATAAGTAAAGTTTCAGGGTATGGTGAAACGCTATTTAGTGCGCTTGGCACGACCACGCCAAAACGCCCACTACACGCGCGCGACAAAAAGAACTGGTATCAAATGTTCGGGCGCAAAAAAAGGGAGCCGAAGCTCCCAATCTAATCTAGTTCACATATGCCCTGATCTTCCAAGCTGGCACTTCACGATGTAGCTGACGCTCATCCATGCTGACTAGAACCACACACTCTTCCTGAAGCATCACCTCATCTATATAGTACGGGCGGTTCTGCAAGTGGACTACATCTCCGGCACATACTGACTTGTTAGTCTGGTCATACACCATGCGCTGATCAAAGTTCAAGCGCAACTGCATTGCTACTTTCATATCTATCTCCTGTGATGGGGCGCTGTCACCGCCCCGTTTGGTTACTTGCTGTGGTACAACTCAATCATTACTTCAGCAGGGTATCCTTCGATACCTTGAAGACTTAACCCGAACAACACTAGTTGCTTGGATGTGCGACCCTCATCCTGCTTCAGGATGCTCACGACTTTGTTGAACTGCTTTGCACCTAACCACTCCTTGCAGTCCTTGATTGCTTTCAACTGCGCCGCTGACACATCGGATGTGTCATACTTGATTTCGTAATGCATGGTACATCTCCCTAGGTTATGGGGGGCGGTTGCCCCCGGTTGGTTAGTACTGCTCACTACGCCATGCCACTTGGTTGTGGTATTTGTAGACCTCGACTTGCTCTTCCTTCAAACTACAGCCCGTCCACTCCAACGCATCTTGGTATGTCCAAGAGTAGTGGACTTCGGTAACCTCGCCATCTAATCCGATGTACATCGTTGTGTAAGGGCTGAACCACTTCAATGCGAACCGCTTCAATGCGTTAACCATATCTATCTCCTAAGTCACCAAGCGTTATTGCTTGGCATACAATACTTATACCTGATGTCTACCCCATAAGTAAAGTTTCAGGGGGGCTATAACGACCCCCCACCCCCCAAATTGCGATCTGGTTCCATCCGCGCCGCATTACTCTAAGATATACACAAACCATCTTGCATTTTTCCAAATCTTGCAAAGCTACAAAACCCGGGTTTGGTAATACCCCCCCATGCCAAAAACAAAGCCTAGCCTAAAAAATATTTTATAAAAAATTTCGCTAACTTTACTAAGTCAATCTTAATATATACCTCTATCATAGCCACATCCCAAACAAGTATTTATGTCTGTAGTTATGTGGCATAATTTTTCTGTAGGGGGGACAGGGGTTAGCGCCCTGTGGCATGGAACTATGGGTACCTTGGCAGGCACCTGCACTCTTCGCCGATCCGATTTCGACACTGCTTTATGTGACCCCTTACAACTTGCTTGCATTTTTGTCTAATAAAGCTATACTGGCGCAACTGCATCACAAATAGCAGACATGAACCCAATCGTACCGAGCATCGAAGAGAACATTCCTCTTCCACAGAACGCTGCAGAAGCGTTCCCAGAACTTACGCCCGCGCAAGAACTTACGATGCGGGCTAATGTTGTCAAACTAATGTCTGACTTAACTGGTCAACCTCTCACGCCAAGCCAAGAAAACGCTGATGAAGCTGAGCATCTAGCGCGTGAAATGATCGAGAATCCGAAGTACCGCCCCGACTTTGCTAAGTACCCAAACGAAACGCTTGCCTTTCTTGCTGGAATGGTCTCGCAGATGAACGTATCGGTGGTAGAAGACCTTGCAGACTTGAAGATGTATGTGGTTAACAAGCTAATTGCAGAGGTAGAGAACGCCCGAGATGCCAAAACACGCGTAGCCGCCCTATCTAAACTGGGTGAAATTGATGGTGTAGACGCATTTAAGAAGCGCAGCGAAGTGACAGTTAAGGTGCAGCCCATCGAAGAGGTAGAGAAAGAGCTACTTGAGACGTTATCTAGCATCGAAGCTAAGGTAATTGACGTCGAAGCCCGCGAAATTGTGTTTGGCGACAGAAAAGAGTGAGTTTGATGTCTTCCCTAACCCCTGAAGACCTCATGAAACTGCGGTTGGCACTCCCAACCATGCCAGATAAGCAGAAAAGACGCACCGCAGAGCTACTTAAGCAGTATCAGCAGCAGATGATGCAAGGTTTAGCCAAGGATTCGTTCTTGGACTTTGTTAAACACGTCTATCCGGGGTATAAAGTTGGCCCACACCATCTACGTCTGGCTCAGATCTTCGAAGATATCGCTGCAGGAAAGAAGAAAAGGGTTATTGTTAATATTGCGCCTCGACATGGCAAGTCAGAGCTTATCTCATACCTTGCACCTGCATGGTTCTTGGGCAAATACCCTCAAAAGAAAATTATCATGGCTTCGCATACAGCGGACCTTGCTGTTAATTTCGGTCGTCGAGTGCGAAATTTGGTTGGTTCTGAAGCTTATAGAGACGTTTTTCCGCAAATAGAGCTGCAAGCTGACTCAAAATCAGCATCACGATGGGGTACTAATTTTAATGGCGAATACTTTGCTATCGGTGTCGGGGGTGCTCTTGCTGGGCGCGGTGCTGACCTATTTATTATTGACGACCCTCATTCGGAACAGGAAGCTAAGACGGGGAGATCCGATGTGTTTCTTCCTGCTTGGGAGTGGTTTCAGTCTGGTCCTCTTCAGCGTCTTATGCCCGGTGGCGCTATTATTGTTGTTATGACGCGATGGTCGAAACTCGACCTGACTGGACAGATAATTACACAGATGGACCGACATGAAGACGTGGATCGGTGGGAAGTGGTGGAATTTCCGGCAATCAAAGACGACGGCGAACCCCTCTGGCCCGAGTTCTGGCCTCTGCAAGAATTGCTCTCAAAGAAAGCCGCCTTGGACGTGCGCTACTGGAACGCTCAGTACATGCAACAACCTACTTCCGAGGAAGGTGCGCTAATAAAGAGGGAGTGGTGGAATATTTGGGATAAAGAAGACCCACCTAACTGCGAGTTTACGATCATGGCGCTAGACGCCGCCCAAGAGACTAATAATAGAGCTGACTTTAACGCTCTGACCACTTGGGGTGTGTTCTTTAACGAAGAAACAAACAATTACAACATTATCTTGCTTAACGCTATAAAGAAGCGCATGGAGTTTCCAGACCTAAAGAAAATGGTCATGGATGAGTACCGGGAGTGGGAACCTGATGCTTTTCTCGTAGAAAAGAAGTCTAATGGAGCTGCACTGTATCAAGAGATGCGGCGCATGGGGGTTCCGGCGAGCGAGTTCACACCGGGCAAGGGGCAGGATAAAATCAGTCGTGTTAATGCAGTTTCGGATTTATTCTCATCAGGCATAGTATGGGCACCTGACCGTAGATGGGCTAAAGAAGTAATAGAAGAGTGTAATGACTTTCCAAGTGGGGCCAACGACGACTTGGTGGACTCGACAACTTTAGCGCTAATGCGGTTTAGACAGGGTGGCTTTATTAAGTTGCCAAGTGATGAGGTTGATGACGACCGTCTGTATCAATACCGCAAAAAAGTATCTTATTACTAAGGACAGATTATGGCAATTGACAAGGCACTGTACGCAGCCCCGCAAGGGTTAGAGGCGTTGGATGAAATGAACCAAGCGCAGCCTGAGCTAGAAATTGAGATCGAGGATCCGGAGTCAGTGACTATTGGCATAGACGGTATGCCCATACTAGAGATTGAGTCGGGTGAAGACGAGGATGATTTTAGTGAGAACTTAGCTGAAGACATGGACGAGAGTGAGCTTCAGTCCCTTGCCAGTGAGTTAGTAAGCGACTATGAAGATGACGTCTCTAGTCGCAAAGACTGGATGCAGACATATGTTGACGGTCTTGAGTTGCTTGGGTTAAAGATTGAAGAGCGTATGGAGCCTTGGCCCGGCGCGTGTGGTGTATACCATCCGTTAATGACAGAAGCGCTAGTTAAGTTTCAGTCTGAGACCATGATGGCGACGTTCCCCGCAGCGGGGCCTGTCAAGACACAAATTATTGGCAAAGAAACACCACAAAAGAAAGAAGCTGCGCAGCGAGTTCAAGAAGATATGAACTACCAGCTTATGGACGTGATGCGGGAATACCGCCCTGAGCATGAGCGCATGTTATGGGGCTTGGGTCTTGCTGGCAACGCGTTTAAGAAAGTGTATTACGACCCGAGTCTTGAGCGGCAAGTATCTCTATTTGTGCCTGCCGAAGATATTGTGGTGCCATACGGTGCGTCTAACATCGAGTCTGCTGAGCGTGTAACACACGTCATGCGTAAGACTGAGAATGAACTTCGTAAATTGCAGGTAGCAGGGTTTTACCGAGACGTTGATCTAGGCGAACCAAACAACGTGCTAGATGAAGTAGAGAAGAAGATTGCCGAGAAGTTAGGGTTTCGTGCAACAAGTGATGCGCGATACAAGCTACTTGAGATGCAGGTTAACCTTGACCTAAGGGGATACGAGCATGAAGAAGAGGGTGAGCCTACAGGGATTGCGTTACCTTACATCGTTACAATCGAAAAGGGAAGCAACACAATCCTCGCCATTCGACGCAACTGGGAACCAGACGATGACACATACCAGAAGCGACAGCATCTCGTTCACTACGGCTATGTTCCTGGTTTCGGCTTCTACTATTTCGGGCTTATTCATCTTGTTGGTGCTTTTGCTAAGTCTGGCACTTCTCTTATTCGCCAGCTTGTTGATGCCGGTACCTTATCTAATTTACCGGGCGGGTTTAAGACTCGTGGCATGCGTGTCAAGGGCGATGACACACCAATAGCTCCGGGTGAGTTTAGAGATGTAGACGTACCAAGCGGTACGATGAAAGACAATATCTTGCCGTTGCCTTACAAAGAGCCATCACAGGTTCTGTTGG